GCTTCGATCATCTGAGCTTTGGTGGCTGTCTTAATTCCTGCCAATGCGACTTTAACTTCAATAGCAGTCACTTCAATCAGCGATATTCCCTCAGCACGAATGCTGCCCAAGATCCCGACACAGACACCGTAGGATGCCATAGCACGGGCTGACTGGGAACCAACCGGAACCTCAACGAATATAACCTTGCTGCGTCGAGCTACCTCCAAGGCAACTTTGGCGAGCTGTTCAGCTTCGTGAAGGTCCATTGAATTCTGCCGGACCTGCTTATTCTTCAGCCTCTCTGGTTCCATCAGCGTGAGCTTAGGTGTGTCCAAAATGCCTGTAGTCATATCCAGCATCGCTTCTGCGATACCCCAATGAGTGAGACTGGGGTCGAAGCCAGCAACTGGAATTTTCATAGTCAGATCCAAAAGAAAGGCCCCTGTCTTTAGGACAGGGGCCGCTCTTACGAGATAACTAGAGGGGATGCAATATCCCTATTAGCTACCGCCGAACAAGCTAGTCCGTGGTGCCTGACCCGTGGTATTCCCACCAGAAGTCGGTGCTCCACCGCCCGGACGACCGGCCTGACCAGCACCATTGGTCTTCTGGGTCTTGTCGCGGGTCTGGCCCTTGTTGCGCTCGACCCACTTGTCCCAGAACTCCGGCTGGACGTTGGCGTCTTTCTGCTTCGCCTGGGCCTCATGGATGGTCATCTTCGAGGCGGTGTGGAACACCTTGTCGATGTTGTTCACGTCACGGGTCGAGCCGTCCGCCTTCGGCACGTAGGCATCACCCACCTTCTCAGTCTGGTTCTCCTTCGATCGGACGATGGCAAGGCTGACCTCCTGACCCAGGAGCTCGACCAGGACCGGCACCGACTTGGGCAGCTCCTTCTTCTGCTCAGGATCATAGATGTTCACCATCTTGTCCTCGCCCTGCATCTCGTGGAGCTCCTTACCCACGGTCACCTGACACAGGTGGTTCATGACGATGAAGCCAGGAAGCTGATGCTTCTTGCCCTCCTTGGTGTAGAAGTTCTCGCCCTTCTTGTTGGTGACATAGATCGTCTCGCGATACTCACGATCGCCATAGTCACCACCAGCCACGATCAGCGTGACTGAACGGGCACCGCCAGCAGATTGACCAGCATAGGCCATCTTGACCTTGCCCGTGTAAACGTCCGTGTCGATCGCACCGTAGTTACCACCAAGACGATCCTCGGTAGCTTCCGTACCTTCAGTGGTCAGATTTCCAAAAAGGCTACTCATGTTTTTTCTTCTTTCTTTTGTGCTCTAGCTTTTACGTTTTCTTTTATTCGTAGAAAGCCTTCAGGTGATCCAGCAGAAGCTGGAGATCGGAATCGATGAAAGTCTGTTCCCGGGAGAACAAGCCCATCGGAGACCGAATGCGTTCGCCCACCGTGGTCTTGGTGAGACGAGTCTGTAGGACATGCTTGAAGCCCAGCATCTCGTCGTCCTCATCGATGTGAAGGAGATCTGAGTGGTAAGGCTCCAGGTCGCGAAGCGTGATCTTTTTCGGTGTGACCACCGTCGAGAAGTATGCTTCGATGCCCTGGTTCTTCAGAGCGCCCTTAACAGGCACGCTGACATCCATACTCAACGTCGTCTCGTTATACGTTTCGAGCGTGTGAGCCAGGATAAGGACAGGCTTACGAAAGCTGGGGACTTTCTGCTGCATGAGGACTTTCCAGAACTGAGCATAAGATGCCCAGCCAGCCATCGTATTGGCAGAGCCAACGATATACTGGGTTTCGAACATATCCATCAGGAAGGTGGAAGTATCGAGGGCAATGCCATCATACTTATCGATATTCGCAGATGCGTAATCGAAGCCTTCATGGACCTGATATGGATCCGTGATGACGAACTGCTGGAAGTTGTTCTTGAAAGGCAGGCGTTTACCTGCCTCGCAGTTGAAGTACATCCAGCGTTCCTGGTTCCGGATATTACGGAGTCCGCTAGACTTACCTGTACCTGACTTGCCTGAGACAAGCACAAGTTGGTCGTTAGGAGGCAACGGTGTGTCAGGGGTATCAGACATATATTTCTCCTGATTACTAGCTGAGTGCCAGACAGTTCAAGAAAACCATCTGACACTCAGCTAAAGGTGCGTCAATTTGTGGTGAAGCGTTTCGCAACGGTCACCATGACAGTGCTGTCCAACTCGCTCTGGGTGAGTGGTGTGTTCAGCTTCTGATTGAAGGCAGCCACTGCCTGGCTGACGCCAAGCAGATCCATACCACCATCGACCAGAGCCAGGGCAAACCGGATCATGTTGTTGTTTCGGTTGCCCATGGCGATCCGCTGGGCGAACCAGCGTTCGAGGTTGTCCAGACTTTCCAGCTTCTGGCTCTGAGCCTTATAGGCTTCGTTGCGGCTGGTCTTCGGGATGAAGTCCAGAGCGTCCAGCAACTCGCCTTCCAGAGTGTAGTGGAATTGCCCACCCTCGTACTCACCGAGAACCTCGTTGAGCACACCGGGATAGCTCATCCATTTCTTCGACCGCTGATTGCTGGCATCATCGATCTTGAACGGCAGCCAGGACATGACGCAGTTCATGAATTCCTTGTACTCTTCAGAGTCGAGCTCAAGGTGATAGTTGATCGGCATAACCAAACGGAACCGATGATTTTCTGGTGTGTGTCGCTTGGTCGTGTACGTCAGGAACTTATATTCCTTCAGTAGTGCATGGACGGCATCCAGTGTGATACCACCATCCACGTCGAGCACGATCATATTGAAGCCAGGGATCACGTTCTCCTCAGAACGATGCTCGTTCTTGAAGGCGTGATTGGCCCAGTGATAATCGGGTGCCTGCATCAGCAGATGGAGCTGATCGAACGGCACAGACTCAGCCATGTAATTATAGGCCCAGTGCTGGCTGTACGAGAGGATCATCTTCGACAGATCAGTCTCCTCCAGGGTTTCACCCCGGAAGAATTCGATACCATCCACGAAGCTCTTCTTGATGATGATGTTCTTCTTGTATCCCCAGGCCGTAGCCAAGGTCATCATCTCGTTACGTGCAGCATTGCCCGACTTGTAGAACGGCAGGGCCTCATGCAGATCAGCATGGGTCTGCTCCTCGCCTACTGCGGCGATGTACTTGGCCAGTTTTACATAAGCCTTTTCACGACTCAAGATCGTCTGGAAGCTGGCTCCACTCTCCTCCACTAGGAGAATAGCAGACATCAGATGTCCCATCTCGATCTCGGTGCTCTCATCGACAAATGCCAGGGCACCTGCCAACTTCAGAGCCTTGAAGTAGCGATGGTTGAGCTCAGCCTTACGAATCTCCTCATGCTCAGGAAGAGCATCAGCTGTCATCTCACAGTCGATCTTGTAGGTCAGCAGCTGGATAGCCACTGGATCATCGACTGTCATACGCCAGTTCCACATCGCAGGATCGGCCAGCTTGTGAAACTGGTTCGCCCACTTATTGATGGCAGCAGCATTGTGAGGTTGGGTCAGTCGTGCGTAGATTTCTGCCGGTGTTTGCGTCTCGGCAGCACGACTATGATGATGACCAAAGCCAAATAGACAGCGACGGGCATAGCCGGTGTCGAGGAAAGAATAGAATTGATCCTCTGTCTGGCTGCCGTCGAACAGCTTAGAAGGAGTACCAAACAGCAGCATATTGGTAGGAGTCTTGCCATCGAGCTCTTCTCCTCTCTGGTTCTCAGCTGTGTTTTTAGTAAGCTTCTGCTTCACCTGGCCCTGGTCAAACAATTCTAGGAACAGCGTCAGCACATCGGTTGAACCAATGAGGTTCGATCCGATCTCATCGATCTGGAGATTGATGGCACCACAGTCAGCCAGCAACAGCTTCTCACGGAGCTGCTTGACCGCAGGAGGCGTGCCAGAGTCGAAAGTGAACGGGAATGCACCAGCACGGTTATACTGGGCCTGAGCACCATCGAACTCAGTCTGTGCGTCTTCGCCTGAGCGAGCAGCACGAGAGTTGGCGATCTTCCAGAGATTGGTCTCACAGATCACCGGCATAGTGTCCTGCATGAACCGGTTCTTGAATGGCTTCAGGAATTCATTCTCGATAATCGAGACTGAGTGACCCTTACCGAAACCGGACGTAGCCAGGGCCAGTGCATAGGAATTAACCGGAATGTCACCCCGGTCTTTGGTGACGATCGTTGCTCGCATGTTCGATGCGACCTTGGAGATGAAATACGCTGCTTCGCAGGCGAAGAAGCTACGGTCAGTGTTCTGTGTCTTGGCACACAGCACATCAACCATTTCGGCGATGGCTGGGTGGTGTTCCACCCCCTCCAGATTAAACGGCAAAGTATTCATCCTTTTGCTTGCAGTTTTCGAAAGCTGGGCAGTAGCCACACGCTTTCACCTCACCAGGGACAGTCTTGACGACGCCCTTGCCAGCAGCTGCTCGATGAGCATCTGCTTCTGCTTTGGTGTCGAAGTTCTTGGTAGCCCGGGCACCAGGTTGGTTTGCCTTCGCTGGATCCGAATAGAACTTGTACTTCGGCTCAGATCGCCACAGGTCCTTATCGGTACACCGTGGGAGTTGATCCTCGGGCAAGTTCCAGCATCGGGTCAGCTCAGCGAGCTTGGCTCGAATATATGCTTCTACCTGCTCGATAGAAAGCATTAGGACAGGATATTCCATAGCCCGCAGCTTAGGGTAGTTGGGGTTCTGGAACGTCATGGCCTTCTGCCAATCGGTGAAGATGAAATTGATGTGGGCGTGATCGTCCAGCACCTTGTCGGGATTCAGCCAGCGGTAGATGCCCGTCTGGAGGGCATAGTCCTCATCCTTGGATCCAAGGAGGTAGGCGTAGACCGACGTGCTCTTGTGATCGAATAGTCGTCCATCCAGGATCATGTCGAACTTACCGCCAATGCGGTAGCCAGCGATCTCTTTGACAGTACGCTGCTCAATGTAACAGGCAACGATGTCAGGGTTGGCTGCCAGCTGCTCCGAGGTAGGATTGATGACTAGGTTCTCATAGACCTTGGCCGGGTAACCCAGCTTCCTCAGAGCATCCTTACCACCAGTACGCCATGCGTGCTCGATCGAGTCATGGATCGCTGTACCCAGCGAACTGGCCAGCAAATCTGCAATATCCATTTCCCGCTCTTCGAACGGGATACGCTTCGCCAGAATAGTCTGACGAACCGGACGCATGAGTGAAGTAGCCGAGATATACCGCTCTTCGGGATTATAGTCGTAGTCGTCGTGGACAAGCCACACAGCCAGCGGCAATGGCAAATTCGCCATGTTGGTGATCTTCATCTCGGCTTCTCCAGGTTTATTGAGGTGTGTGTTTCAAGATGCGTCCAGCATAGTGGACCATCTTCTCTGCATCGTAATGTGCTTTCTGCCCGGGTTTACCATAGCCCTTACGAGCAGCAGCAGTTCGCCACAGTGCCTTGAATAAACACCCCTCATCGAAAGTCATGTCGAGTGCTTTGATGATATCCTCGCACTCTGCCTGATAGGACGGTTGTGTTTCCCGCTGAGGGGACTCGACCACGGCCAGGTAGTAATCGACCCGACTACCTGTCAGATCGTCAGCCATTGGTTGATGCCTGGGTCTCTGTGGCTCCAGCCGAAAATTCCTTGTCGGTCATGTGCCCCAGGTAGCTGACGTTCAGCACGGTCAGGCCGAGCACAGTGACCTGCTCGCCCAGCTTGTTGAACAGCGTGAGCTGTGCGCCCTGCTGAACCTTGGCGAGTTCAGTCATCGTGACATTGGACGATTCGGCGTTGACCATCGTGTTGACGCGGGTCACACCAGTGTCGCCCTGTGTGTCCACAAAAGTCAGTTCGACAGCGGACAACCAGAAATGCTTCTTCATGTTGGGGGTCTCCAGGCATAGCCATACCAGCCCTGGGATGGGCTGGCTGGGGTATGCGACATTAGTTGAAGTAGGCGCAGAACGCCAGGAAAATGGTGGCTTTAGGCCGCCATCTCCCTGTCGATCGTCTCGAAAATTTCCTGCTCTGAGGCGCCATTAGGCAGGGTGATTTCAGTGGTCCAGTCAGGGAAAAAGACCCCGAGCTTCCCACCAAGTTTCACATTGTCATTGGCAATATCTGGGTGATCTTGCCACTTAACCGCATTGACTAGGTGGTCATTCAGGAATTTGAGAGCCTTGATGTTGTCACGCACCAAGGCATATCCTGCATCGTGGATCTGAGCACAGGGCTTGATGTCCAGACGATACGAAGAGCTTCGCACTTTCTCCATAGTCTCGACCCAGGCACGGGAGTTGAGCAGACACCAGCTCTGCCCAAGGGCGTTGCCAGCCGATCGTCCCTCAGCCTCAGCCTCGTAAGGCGTCTTGCTGTTGCCTCGTACCACCTGCTTCAGGAGTGGTGTCCGCACACGGAGCCCGAAAGCTACAGTGACGTAACCATCCGTCATTGCCTGATCCAGCTTGGCAGCAACCCAGGCGTCAGAGACCTGATAGAGCTCGTGATAGCGTTGCTCGATCAAGACAGCCTTATCCTTAGGGAAGCCGCAGTTCTTCATGAGCGTAATGTACGTGCCCATGTAAGTCAGAGCGAACGTCGGGATCTTAGAATCCTGACGGTAGGTCTTATACTTCTTGGCAATCGAGTTAATCGACACCACGTTATTAGGATCAATGTCAGGCATATTCTCACCGAAGTAAGCATAAGCTCTTAGACAGTGACCGTCGTAACCATCCGTGTAGACCTTCAGCTTGTTCGGGTCTCTCGTGGTCACGGCACTGATCTTGTCCTCCAAAGAGTCGAAGTCCAGGCCAACGAACAACCACCCAGGTGGTGCTGAGAAGCAGCTCTTGATGAGCTTGGCGTACCGCGAACCAGTAGCCGGAAGATTCTGCAAGTTAGGGTTCGATGAACTTAAACGACCTGAAAGTGTACCTCCCAGGTTGAAGTTGCCGAACAGGTAATACCAGCCATCAGGACCCTGGACAGCATTCTCCATTGCTGGAATAAATGATGTTAGAATCTTATTAACGGCATTGTAGTCCATCATCGCATCGAGAAATGCTATGATGTTCTTGTCTGACGTGTGGTTCTTGAGCGCCTTCAGGGTATCCCCATCGGTGCTCGGTTGTTTGCTCTTGGTAACAGCGATAACTGGCAGCCCCAGACGCTCATAAAGCAACGTCTGTAGCTGTGGTCCGGAGTTAGGATTGAACTTTTCGCTGGCGTCAGCGAGTGTCACTCGCTTCTTCTTCAGCGTGCTGTTTTTCCAGACCACCCACTCTTCATTGAGCCAGTTGGTATATTCCTGGATGATCGCACACTGCTCGATGTGATCGAGAGCCTTACGTTCGTCACCTTCCAGGATGACACGCACCTCAGCCACACGCTTCATGTTGACCGGTAGCCCGGTCAACTGCATCTGAATGATGTCCTTAGTGGCCTTCTTGAACAGGTTGATATAAATATCTTCCTGCTCGTCAGCCAGCAATGTGGGGTAATGCTTGTTCTTAACGTACCACGTCGAGAGCGTGTCAATCAGATTGTACTGTAGCAACTGAGGCAAAGGCACCTTGGTGATGTCTTTGATTTCCTCAATGGCATAGTTACCTGCAAATTCCTGAGACTGTTCCTTGAGTCCCAGCTTGTTACCGGCACAGCTATTGGTGGCTAGATAACTGATGAGCTTGGTACAATCCCAGTTATCGAGCATCACGTCCAGACCTTCTAGAAGTCCTTCTGTGTCAAGAATGTCGGACATGAAGAGCTGGTAGACAAGGACATACACATCGTATGCGATGTGGTGCCAAGTAATCCCGGCTTTGTGCTGTCGAAAGAACTCCTTGAGCATGGCTCGAAGCTGCTGAGCTTCTCCCACAGGTCGTCCATAATCAACAGCGAAGGCGATCCCTTCATGTTGGTTCCACGCAAATGAGATCGTGCCAATGCCCGCCTCTGTATGTCGGAGGGCAAATGCTTCGATGTCTGCGGTGAGAGGTATGTTGTTATCGATGAAGTGGACGAGCCACCTTTCGATTTCTGCGAGAGAATTGGGGTACGCAGATACCTTGATAATATCTGCTCCTGGTACGGCGTAAGCTCCCGCCCGATGAGCCAGGAGACCATCAATGGCCAGACGGATTTTCCCCCTAATCTTGTCGGGATCATAGAATATCGCCTTGTAATTAGGGACGTAGACGACCTTCTGAGGGCCGAACGCCGAGTCCATTACATAACCCAAGTTTACATCAGCCTTGGCTGTCTTGGTAAATGTCTTGAAATACTCAGCGTCGCTGACCAGCAGGTACTCGACCTTCATGTCGTCCAGAATGGGCTGGAGCTGCTCGGTGATATAGGCCACCATCTCGGCCTTGGGTGTCTTCTTGACTCCAGGCTTCTGATGAAGAGTGATGGCCAGTAGCTCTTCCTGGTTCAGCCCGAAGGGTGCCACATAGGATTCGACCATCTCAGCTTGCTGGATCTGGGGAACCAGGAAGCAGATGGGATAGCTGGATTTCTCCGGCTGGGTGAATGTGAGGTAACGCATGGTTCACCCTTACTGTGTTTAATAGAGGAGCCTCGCTGCTGAGTAGAACTCGATGCGCGGCAGGACACGCTCATAGAGCTTCCAGTCTCGTGGATGGCTCAGGATACGTGTG